AAGAGGCTTGGCAAACGTGATGTCGAAAACAGAGTTTGCCCCTGCGCTTACGCCACTCAGTACGTTGTAGCCCCCTTCAATGTACGCACTTACAGGTGAAGACGATCCAGTGTTTGGTGGTATCACTACGGTTCCGTAGGCTACGGGTGAACGGGCAGACAGTAGCGCGGGCATATGGGAGTTGTACGTTGCTCCAGTCACACCAAAGCCACTTGCTCCAGGAAACAACTGCTTCTTTGCGTCTTGATTGCCGAACACAGGATAGGTGGCTTCTGTTTTTACATACGGAGAAGCCAAGGAGCCTGGCTCTACCTGAACTCCCCAAATATACGCAGACACCGTTGATGCATTGAGTCCTGAAACAAAACTGCCGCGAAGAGTGAAGTTGACTGAATTCATAGAAGTCACTGCTGTGTCTGCAATCTGTTCTGTTCCGCTGTATCTCTTCCAATCTGGCGTTAGCGTGATGTGTGTGTATGGACCACCAGCAGGTCCACGAATAGTAAGTGTTGCTCCACCACCCGCACTCTTTGCCCAAAACGACCACGTGTACAATCCGTTCGGTCCAGTTACTCCTTTGAAAACAGAATTGAATAATATATCTCTACGCAATATAGAGTAGTCACCAGCGTTTGCTGATGTTGCGCCAATGTTCAGGGTAACCTTGTCTGCGTTCAGTTCTCCCGTGACTGGATTTGGCTCCACATTTGATTCCACAACTGGATTCACACCAGTTCCTGCTATTAAGGGACTCCACTGTGTCAAGTCTTCGCTGTATTGTGAGAGGTTTGCAACATACGGATCGTACAGGTCGCGGGTGGTCTTGAACCCAAACACCGCAGTGTTCAGGTGGACTCCATCGTCGTTTCCGCCGCCCACGTTAAAGTCCCCACTGGTTGCAGTGTTACCACCCGCACCAACCGGACCAGGAAACTTGTATGTGGTGTACCGAACTCCTGCGGTGGTTCCTGATGCGGTTGCGCCTATTAGTCCGCTTGCCAAGTTTCTGGTGGACTGGACCACAACTGGAACGGTATGGTCCTTTACTTCAGGAGTAAACAGTATCACGTATCCACCGCCCCCCAGACGAGTGGGAACAGAGAACGAGATTCCGTGAACTCCTGATGAAATGTACGTGACTCCTTGTATACCACTACTGGCACGTAGTTGATCTGTGGTGCTGCCGTTGCCTACGCGGATGTTTGCCCACGCGTCACAGCCGACCACGGGAGACGCAGCAGAGTACAGGCTGGATGAAGACTGGTAATTGCTCATGCAAACACCACCACTCCTATGCTGGCATTGCGGGAACTCCAAAGAGTAATGGCTCCTATTTGGTTGTGAGTTGTGGCTGGACCACTAGAGGCGAGTGAGAATCCCGATGTGGGAGTCATGTGTATGCCGCTTCGCACCCAAAACGATTGGCGGGTTTTGGGGTAGGTGGGGGTGTTGAGAACGTGAAGAGTTTTCAGTTCTGCGCCTTGATACCCGTTCACAAACACCTTGTACTTCGTGTTGGGCATGGGAGTCACAAACACAAACTGTAGTGCGCCTGTAAACTGTGCGGTGCCCCTGCCCAAATACAGGTTGTAACCGTCCACAAAGTTCGTAGCGTCAAATTCTGCCTGGTTGGTTCCTCCCAGATGGTTGCTGACCAGTGCCCACGCTGCAACGCCTGAGTTGTGACCAAACAGCGGAATGGATGGTGAGTTCTGCAACTACAGTCCTCTCAAAATTTGAGCCAGTCTAGTGTCCATAGGCAGGAACTCCACACGCAAATCATCAAGTACTGTGCCTTCATCTATGTAGTTCAGATACAGGAGGACTGTTTTGAGTGCGGGGTGGGTTTCCGCTTCCAGTTTGTAGAACAGCATTCGTGACGCAGGGTACGCACCAAACACGTTGCCCAAGATCACCAAGTGGTTCAGCAGCAGAATGGGGCGCAGGTTTCCTGTGCGGCAGTATTTCTTAAGTAATCGCTTCACGTACTTGACCTTTGCAAGGTCTTCGTTGAACTCTGCCATGCCCAAGCAGTCAGGGTTACTGTAGTGCCCTATTGCGTACAGCATGAAGTTGTCTTTGGATAGCCGCTTGAAGTCCATGACAAAGTGGCGGGTTCAGCCCTTGCGCTTGGGTCGCTTGGGCTTTGGTGGTGGAGCCTTGGGCATTTCAGCAGGATCCGGAGTGATTAGAGTGGTTCCGGTGGTGAACTCGGGGTTCACCTGTGCTGATTCTGCCCGAAACGCCTTGAAGGACTTGCGAGTCACGACTTCTTGGGAGTTGGATCGGGGACAGGGATCACCCTTTGGCTCACAACCTTGCCGTCCTTGATCTTGCGCAGCATCTTCATCTTCTTGGGCTTGCCCATAGCCGCTTCCTTGACCGTCTTCTTTCCCTGCGCTTTGTCTGCAAGCGTCCACTTCATGCGGCGGTTCTGCTGTGCGTGACGCTTGCGCTTCTCGGCTTCTTCACCCTTACGAGCATTTGAAGCCGATTGAGCAGCAGCAGCAAGTTCTGCTGCGGTAGAGGTCATCCACCACGGCTTCTTCTGCTCCTGCTCCTGCATGGGTTTCTTCTTCTTGGCACGGAGCATGGCGAAGTCCTGTGAGTCAAGTCGCTTGTTCTTGTTCACATCAAGTCGCTTCTGACCGCCGATGAGGGCTTCTTCTACTGGCTTCTTCTTCGCACGGAGCAGTTTGAAGTCCTGTGAGTCAAGACGCTTGTTCTTGTTTACATCCAGTTTCTTCTGTCCGCCGATGAGGGCTTCCTTTACAACCTTGTGACCAGGAACAGTGATGCTGCCGTACTCGCCAACATCAACCACATAGCCACCGCCGTGCTGCTGTGCCTTCCCGCTGCCGCCGCTGTCGAGGCGAACAATCTTGCCCTTTACCATCTTGCCCTTGTGGGGAACCTTCACTCTGTCTCCCGCCTTGAGCATTTCTTCAATCTGCTCTGCGCCTTCCTTTACAACTTTGCCGCCCTTACCGTACATTTTCTTGGCGAAAAATTCATTACGATCTTTGGACAGGATACTGTTGTACTTTTTCTTTGCTGCGGGTTGATCGCCAACTTTGTTGCGTATCTTGCTGGCAACCGTATCCAACTTTCCTTGCATTTCCTTGACTCGCTCAGGTGTCTGTGCCATCTCTTCAATCTGCTCGGCTTCTTCCTTGACCATGACTTGCCATCCACTAGAGGAATCCGATGCAATGTAAGCACGAGAACGACCTTTGGCGTAAATAGAATTACCGTCATCGTCTGTGGTGAGGAACTTGTATCCCTTGGACTTCAACCAAGTGTTAGCATCAGTCTCTTTGTCGAATTCTGATCCCGACTTTCTCCATGTCCCACTCCCCATTTGCTTCCGAACCTCGGTCAATTTCTCGGCTTCTTCCTTCACTACCTTGCCGCCGCGACCGTACAGTTTAGACGAAGCGTATTCCTTCTGGTCTTTCTTGATCAGGCGGCGCGAAACAGCATCGTATTTGGCTTCCTGCTTGCGTCCACGAGCAGCAGCCTTGCCGCTCTTGTTCATCTTGGCAGAGTATCCGCGTGAAGCCTTGTCTTCGGCACGCTGAATCGCGTGTTCCATGTCGCGCTCACGGGCAGGAGTCTGTATGTCTTCCTCAATGGTGTCGCCGTCAGCCTCTGTGCCTTCAGGAACAAGACTCAACTTGGGCTGGAGGCTGGACTGCACGGAGTAGAATCCGTTGTCCGAAACGCTCACGTTCACCGTGAGAGTGTACTCCGAGAACCCGCTCATGGGGTTCGCTCTGCCGTCCATACGAACTTCGCCTGTGTACGCGTCAACACCGTCCACCCGACCAAACTTTACCACATCAAGGGTGAACACTCCGGTGTTGCCTTCTTGCCACTTCCACGGAGTCCATTGGAAGTCCAGCATGAACAGGTTCAGGCGTGTGCGGATGCGAGTCATGGCTTCCGAAGTGTGCTGATAGGTGTACCGACTAAGAGCGGTCAGGACTCCGTTGATCTTTGCAAGGCGATCCGCGTCGTACTTTACCGGCTCCACGTCGGTGTCCACGCCACGATTGGGGTAGCCAGTGAGCACTTCGCTGTACTCGCTCTCGTTTAGTGCCGATTCCTTTACTGCCTTCTTGTCCTTTGTGCCCTCAAGTTTGTCACGCAGTTTTCGTGCACGGTGACGGGATTTTTCTCGCGCATCACTGGTCTTTCCGCTGGTTCCGTATCCAAGTTCTTCCTGCAAACGGAAGAAGGTCTTGCCTTCGCTCACGCTCTTCCATCCACCGCCGTGTTCGTTGTACCACTTCACTGCCCATCCGTTGGCGTAAGCAGAGGGGTACACCTTGAACTTGGCGCGAGCCTTGGATTTGGCTTGCGACCACAGATCAGGCTTCGTGGGCTTGTTGGCTTCCAGTAGTTCTGCCGCTGTTTCGTGGAGCAGCAGTTCTGCAATGGTGTCCTCGTTGGGCTGTTCAAACGACTCTTCCATGTCTTCCACCTTCTGCTTGCCCATTGTCTGCTTGAACGCGTTGTACAGGGTGGGGTTGCCCGTGATCTTGCCCACCATCGAGTCCAGTAGGTCGATCATTAGTTCACGGTACGCCTTCACTGTTGCCATGCTCTTGGCTTTGGACTTGCTAGACAGGGCACGACGTGCCACCATGATGTCCTTCTTTGGCACTAGCCCACTGCGGAGCAGGGTCTTTGTGCGCTCTTCGCCCACGTCTTCGGTGACAGGCTCGCGCACAAGGTTCTGACGCACGGCAGCGTACAGTGCTTTGCTGTTCAAAATGCGGTCCATGATGTCCACAAGAATGTCCTGCATGAGGGTACGGTACGCAGGGTTGCTCATTGCCTTGTCTGGCTGCTGCAACAACATGGTGGCTCTGCGCACGTTGTTCTTGCTTACGAGTCCCAGCCGAAGCAGGCTGCTGAGTTTGTTTACCATGTTGCTTTCCATTTTTGATTGTCTCCTTGGTGTCTATTATTTAGACTTCTTGATGTTCGCGTGCGTGGCACGTTTGGGGGTATTTCCCGTTCCTTGAGGGTTTCCGCCCTGTATCCTGCGCTTTTGGCGCACTGCGGCTTTCCGCTCACCCGTGCCCATCTCTCCCACCGTTTCGGGTGTTTTGCTGCTTACCTTGTGAAGCGGACGGCACTTGGGGTACGCCCCCTTGGACGCATCAGCCCGACCGCAGGGCGCGTAGCCACCGTCCTTGCCCTTGCGTGAGATGTCTACCCACTTCTCGCGGAACCACCTGCCCAAGTCTTCGTCAATCTTGCAGGGTGGGGTGGGGAACCGTTTATTGTGCTTGGAGAAGCCTCCGGTCTGTCCAGGAGTGGGCGGTCGCCGCTTGTACTTGTCGCTCTCCAGCAGCCGAATGGCAGCACAGCGGTAGATGTTTGAGTAGTCTGCGCCCTCTTTCACCACCAGTGCCGCTGCCAGTTCATCAAACAGCGCACGCACGTCTCGCGTGTTTGCTCGACGGGGCATGGCTCCTGCGAATTTATCAAACTCGCCGTCTGCAACTGCTTTGCGTAGTTTGCTGCCGCTCATGCCCTGCACACCTTCTGCATCCGGATCGCGCTTGCCTGCTTCCAAAAAGTCGATGGACTGTAGTGGAATGTGCGTGGTTGCCTTGGGATCCAAAAACCGTCTAAACTTTTTGTACTCCGCGAAACGGTCTTCGCCGCTCACCAACCACACTTTCCGGTATCCCATTTCTGCTAAATAGGCAAGCATATCGACAGGGGTTTTGATTTTCTCGGAGTCAATGAAGTTGCCGTCAGGGAAGAACTTCTTGAGGTAGTGAAACTTGCGGTGGGCAGGCAGTGGGTTGCGTTTCTTGTCGTGGGTTCTGCTGCTGAACATCGCGTAGTCCACACCCATTGACTTTGCGTATGAGATAACCTTGTCTACCAACAGTTGGTGCCCTGACGTTGGTGGCTGGAAGCGTCCGAAGGCTACAACAATGGCTTTCGCCTTGTCTCCGGTCGCTGATGATTTAGAGTTTCTAGCCACTAAGGATCACCTCCCCGCAGTGTCTCAGGACACCAACTGTTGGTCAGACAAGTTATTTCTTCCAGTCTTTCTGGAGTGTAAAGTTAGTTCGTGAGAATTCTAAACGGTCTACAAGTTTGATTGCGCTGTTGCTCATACGATCAATTGCTACGAATCCTTCCGGAGCAGTGACACGGTATCCACTGCCTTGACGAACAAAAGACGACACTTCTGATTCTATCTTGCTCATCTTGTCCAGCACTGCCATCTTTACTTTGCCCAACGCATTATGTAGGGCAAACAGGCGATTGAACTGGTTGCGGTGTTTGCGAATGGTTTCGTACACGGGAACAGTTTTGTTTGACGGCTTCTTGCGGGTAGCCTCTGCTTTGCCCTGTACGAAATGGGCAAAGCCGTCTGCGTCACCAGTGGTTTTACCTGAACGCACTTGAGAGTTGATGTACTCTTTCAATCGCATACGCAAGCCGTCTTCTCGCGCGAGCACGGCAAACAGGGTCTTCAGATCCTTTGCCTTGGCTTCCAAGTTCACAAGCGCGGCAGTGATGGTTGCTCGGTCACTGTCTGCGAACAGCCCTGCGCCGTTCACCATCCGCATGGTGGCATTGTCGTACCACACATCACGAGTCTTGCGCAGCCCACTCAGATCCGGATTGAATCGAGCAGTGAGTGTTTGAATGGAGTCGCCTTCGTAAGCGGTATGGAACACGATGCCCATCTGTGCCACTGCCATTCGCCCTGCCAGTTTGGACTTGGTTTCCACTGCGTAGGTAATGGTGTTTGGTTGAAACACAATGTACCGCTTGCCGTCAATGGTTTCTCGCTTGAGTGAAGACTTGTCGAACAAGAGATCGCCCTGTAGAATTCCAGTGATACCCAATTTAGGCAGGTGCTTCAGGGCAATCTTTAGTTTCTCGTTCAGACCAGGCGACGGGTGGTTCTCGTCAATGTCCGCGTTCGTGAAGTTTAGTTTGGGTGTCACGTTGAACACACTCTTCGTGCCCACAAAGAAGCGTCCGCTTTGGGGATCAATACCGCAGATGATTGCGGGTGCGCCATCCCACTTCACCGTGATGTCGTAGTTCGTGGGAGCGTTTGCACGAAGGGTGTCCATGATGCCAAGCACGGCATTTGCTGCGGCTCGGAACCCTGCGTATCCACTGTTGATGATCTCGTCCTCTAGGTGCTCTAGGTGGAGATTCTTGCCAGTGGAAGACTTTACGCCTTCAAGTAGATGTTGCTTGAATCGGTTCATACGCCTAATATGTAGGCTTTATTTCAGGCTGTGATCTGTGGCTGTTCGCGTCTGTACACGCGTATTGCGTCCACAAGGGGAGGAATCCAGTCCCGAGTTTCACTTTCAAATACTCGGCATTCCCCTGTGGACTCCACGCCCATGATGATTGTGATGCGGGGAATTGCTTCGCCTGTGCGGTCCTGCCACATAAGGGAGTACGCAGTGGCTTGCATGAAGTAGTCTGAAATATCTGACTGACTCTTGGGGTTGTTGGACGACTTGAAGTCAATTACAGACAGGTTGCCGTTGTACTCGCCAATACAGTCCACTCTGCCTGCAAGCCCCACACGGGTAGACCACAGGGGGACTTCGATTGCCCGAACCGGATCAATACAGTCAATGTACTGCTGCATGGAGCAGAACATATCCCATTCAGGAGTGGCTTCACGGCACGACTTGCGGTACTGCTCCTCGCTCATCTCGTTTCGGATGTACGACTCGATGATGCTGTGTAGGTTTGTGCCACGGCGCAGAACCCGTTGGGATTCTTCCGGATTGTCACGCCTCCACTTTGCA